GCATCGGCTTGCGCCTGGGCTTGGGCTTACGCTTCGTCATCGTTCGCGGAGAGGTCGGCCTTCGTCTTGCGTACCCAAGTCTCGAGCGCCTTCACGGCCTTCGCCGGGTTCTCGGGGTTGCACCCTTCGGCCACGTCCAGGGCCAGCTTGTCGAGGCGGTTGACGACATCGCCCATCAGTTGACGCATGGCCTCCGTCGCTTCCTTTGCGGAGATGTAGTCCTTAGCCAGGATTAGCCGGCGCTCTTGCTCTTCCTCGAGGGACACGAGCGTGCGGAGGGATTGGTTATAACTGGTCTGGTACTTCGGCCCGTTCGGATCTCCGCCATCCATCGCGGCCTGCCATACGCTCCGGGCTCGGCCGACGAGCGCACGGTGCTGGGCGATGGTGTCGGCCAGCGTTCCGTCGTCGAGCTGCGCCGGCGCGGCCTTCGGGGCCTTGGCTGACCTGGCTTCGTCGCGAGCGGCTCGCCATGCCAGGGCGGCTTCGACCGAGTCCGTGGGAAGGCCTTCGCGTTTGAGCACGCTGACGCGCTGCGCGGTGATGCCGAGCGCCGTGCCGATCTCGAGGTTGCTGAGTTTACGCGTCATGGCCGAGTGCTGGAGTTCCCCCGTTTGCTGTTTTGGTCAAAACCTTCGTTTCCCCTCGTAAAAAAGAGGGGCAGGTGTCGTCCAACGCGGCGGAATAAGGCCCAAAAGAGATTCCTTAGGGGGGTTAGCAGGGGTGCCGACGCTGATACGATTAACGCTTTCATATGTAAACGAGGGTCAATCATATGTTATGAGCGTATATGACTGGGGTTAAACGTCACGCGCATCTTATCTCGCTTGGAGTTGCAATGAGGGAACAAGCCGTGGGCGTCGGAGTTGACGGACAACTGGATGGCACGAGCGCGCTTGCGCATGGCCTCATGACTCTTGCCATACATGCGTGCGATCATACGCGACGACAGACAGCCGGGAAGACTGAGCGCCCACCTGATCAGCTCGACATGCCGGCGGAAGTAGAAGTTGTCCGACATGGCCAGCGCGTCGATAAAGGCCTTGAGCATCACGGCCACGAGATCGCGGGAGATGAAGGCGTCGACCTCGACGTGCTCATCCGTGCCGGTGTTCATCCATGCGGTGTGTTCGTCCTTCACCTTGAACACATGCCGAGACTGTACCATCTCGCGGTAAGGCAGGACGCCGGAGTTACGCATCTTCTCCTGCACCTTCTTGGGCTGAGAGAAAAACCACGCGTCAAACGACCGTGCCTCTTCCGCCGGTGCGGTCAGGTCATTCAGTCGGGCCTTGGTCATTCGTCTCGAACGGTGCAGAAGGTTTTGACGGGGGCAATGTGCAAAGGTTGGCCCAGGTGTTTGACCTCGGGATGTATTCGATGAGTCCTAACAGGCGGAGGCGTCTGACCAGGGAGTCGCGTCTCATGCGCCGCTTCTTGCCCTTGCGGTGGTAGGGGAACATCAGGAGGTGCTCGTCGAGCTGCGCGGGTGTCAGGGTGGGCGGCCATGTGCGGACGGTCTCGAGGATGACGGTGTTGACGTCCTGACGGATCTCGGAGGCCCGGGCGGTGGCCTTAGCCTGGGTGGCCAGCATCAGGTCACGCTTGTTCTTCCAGAGCCAGCGTCGACGAGCGGTCAGTTCGCGGCGGATGCGCAGTAGGTTCAGTTGAGCCGGGGATAGGGGACGGCGTGGGCTCATCTCGGGTAGGTGCGGCTTAATTTATTTAATACGCCCCCGTGCGCCAGCAGAGGGGGTAGCGTTATTAAATACTCCCCCTGTGGGAGACGGACTTGCATACCCTAGCGATGAGGTCATGATTAGAGGGAGGAAGGGGGGCTTTAGGGGTCTAGGGGTGTCCTACCCCTTACATGGACTGAAGACGCCCCAGAGGGCCCTTAGCGGGGCGGGAATCGGTACGCTGGGGGGCAGGGTCGGCGGTGGCCGTAGGGGCGTGTTCCCATCGCAGGACGCCTTCCTCCTGGGAATGCTGGAGGTAGATGAAGCCGGACTTCGAGCGGTTGCCGTCCAGATCGGTCAGGCCGCAACGGGAGGCGCGCTTGGAGAAGCCGAACTTGTACCGGGCGGGCTCGCCCTTAGTGCGGTAGAGGAAGCCCGCGTCACGGGCGAAGTTAGTCCACTCAGCTGAGCCGGCGCCGAGGTAGGCAAGTTGGGAGGGGGTCATGCTGTCCAGGTCGTCGGCCGACTTGGGCTTGGTCGTGTGGTGCATGTAGATCATGGCGGCCTTCGTGCGCTTGAGGACTGGGTCGACTTGCGTGCGCAGCCAGTCGGTGGTCAGGGACTGGTCAGCGATGTCGAACCCTGCGTAGGCGAGAAGAGGATCCACCCAGACCACCTCTGCCCGGTGCTTGATGATTAGGCTCTCGAGGAAGACGGGGAAGGCCGTGCCCATGTGCTTAGTGTCGCGTACGATGGCGATGTTCTCCTTGAGCCGTGCGCGTTCGGTGTCGGTCATCTTGCACGTCGCGCCCTGCCAGGCTTCCGCGATGTCGCCCCCGTCGTTCTCGGCCTGAAGGATAAGCGTCCGCAGGGGGCGCACGGGGGCTAGGCCGAAGACGGACTGGCCCAGGGCCCATGACGTCGCGATCTGCATCATCAGGGACGACTTGCCCGTGCCGGAGAAGCCGACGATGCTGACCGCGTAGCCTTCGCAGAGCCATCGGCGGGCCTTGCCGACGAGCACTGTCTTGTCTTCGAGCGGGTCGAAGTTGTCGAGGGCGTCTAGGTCGAACCATTCGCCGGTGTCCTTCTCGCGCTTCGAGGCCTTGCGGGTCTCAGCTAGTCGGGCATAGTGCTCGAGGAGGACGTCGGGGTCGGTTGCGTTCGCGACGATCTCGGAGGCCTTGCGCAGCAGGGAGGCCTTGGCGATGAGGTCGACATGTTCCTGACGGTAGGCCGATGAGCCCGAGTCGCTGACCAGGAGCGAGACGGTGGCCGCGTCGATGGGGGAGCCGAACTCTCGGAGCTTCTGGGTGACGGTCAGTTCGTCGGCGGTGATGCCGTCGACGGCGAGGGACAGGGCGGCCGAGTAGATGTCGGCGTGGGCGGGCTCGAAGAAGTCCGAGGGCTTGAGGTCGGGAGGAAGAGGGAGGCCGTCACGGAGGAGGACGCCGATGAGATGGCGTTCCGCGGCGACGTTGTTCGGCGGGATCATGAGAAGAGAGGAGGGGAGGGATGGGGGCGTGGATGCCCTGCGTCAAATGTTTTAACGGCAGACCCGGTCAAGGTCTGACTGGCGGTAGTAAGATACGCACCGGGGGTTGCGGAGGATGCGGACAGGGATTGAGGTGCCGTCGATGCGGTATTGCACGCCGCGGACGGTGCGGTCGTGCTTGCGTGCGTACTCGAAGAGGGTGACCCATCCCTTGGGGGCCTTGAACTTGCCGGCGGCCTCAGCTGCGGCCTGTGCCTCGGGCCAGGTCTTGCACTTGGGTGACAGGCGATAGATGAATCGACCTCGGCTGGTGGTCTTCCGTTCCGCGAGGCCGGCCTTGACGATGCGGGCGATTGGCAGGGCGACTCCTGCCCGTGTCCGATAACCTAGGAGGCGGGTGACCTCGACGGTCTTGACCCAGCCTTCGGGGGATGGGTCGGCGTTGTTCGGCTGCGCGGTTGGCTGAGTGCGCATCAGCAGGGCGGCGTACTCCTTGGGCTTCATCAGATCAGGTCGTAAGCCGTCGAGCAGATGAACTTGCCTTGGAAACGGTGGGCCGTCCAGACTTTGCAGTCGCCGGTCTTTTCGTCGATGACCCCATGGAGCCACCCGTTTACCCACTTTGTCGTGGCTAGGCGCCGCAGGGCGTAGTCGGCTTTGTTAATGTCCATGCAGCACATGGCCGAGACGCCGACGATCGCGGCCTCGAGGTGCTCAATCGTGCAAAGGGAGAAGTCGTGGGTGTGCCCGTGAATGACGACGTCCCCAGGGCGGCCAAGGGTGCGGGCGGTCTCGCGGGTAGCGGCCACGCCAGCTTTGAATCCGTGCGTGCCGGTGAGTTTGCCGACGCGGAAGCGGTTGACCCCTTCGGCCGTCTTGCCCTTCACGGCGTAACGGTGGAACTCCTTACAACCGATTTCGGCCAGGGTGTCGGTATAAGACTGTACGGCCCGCATGGCGTTGTCGCGGCGGTCACCGTTGCGGGACAGCATCTGCTCTTCGGCGCGGATGTCGTGATTGCCCTGCATGAAGATCGTCGGCTTAAGCACCTTGCGCAGGAAGTAATTCCCGTGCTTCAGGTCGTCGGTAATGCCTTCCTCTTGCTCGTCAGGGGTGGCGCCGCGTCTCCAGGCGCCGAAGTCGAAGCAGTCGCCCGTATGGATGCGGAGCTGGGGTCGCCAGCGGCCGATGAACGAGGCCAGCGCGTCTTGAGTCTCTCCGTCCACTAATTGGCCGTGATTGTCTCCAGCTGCTACCCATCGGATTATGCTCATTGGTTTAGGTGGGGGATGGGCTGGCCTTTGTCGTAGGCTGCGAGCATCTCGTCGCGGTGACGGCGGGCGGTGTCTAGGTCTTTGCCCAGGTTGTGGACGATGTTCGTCTTCCGCCGGCGGATGCGCAGCCACCAGCAGTCGCCGAGTTTCTGGAGATGGTGGTTGGGGTTGTCGGCCTTGATGTAGGCAGGCTTATCGTTCCGCCCGGTGCGGGTGTACTTCGGACAGGCCAGCAGGAAGGCGATGCGCTCGTCGGTCAGGCCTGATCGTCTGGCCCAGGCTATGCGCTCATCCATGCTCAGGTCGTCATTCATGACTAGAGCCTCCATGTCTTCGCAATATAGCGGCCCTCCTGCATGATCGTGTTCCGCGAGTTAGGGGCGAAGGTCAGCTCGAGGTCGAAGGCGTGCTTCTCGCGGATTTCGAGGATGCTGTCCATCTCCTCCTGGTTGGCGGGGCCGACGCCGGCGGTGGCGACGTAGATCGTGCGCACCTTCCAGCCTAGGTCGTGGAGCACGCCCTGGCACACGGCGACCTCGTTAGCATACCTAAGATCACTGCAGACCACAGTCTCGGGGGCGACCTCATCCGGGCCCATCTGGATGGGGCAGAAGTTAGCGAGGTTCTTCGCGAAGATGTCGACGTCAAGGGAGCGGGCGAGACGTCCGCCGGCTACGAGGAAGTCCCGATGTAGGGTCTTAAATCGGTCGTCGTGAAAGTTGCCCTCTAGGTTGAGGGACATGAGGAAGTCATTCCCCGCGTCCTTCAGGTAGTCGGCGAAGTTGACCTTGCGGGACGGACGGGTCGACCATTCGAGGATGCCCGAGGCGAGAGTGTCCTTCCCCGCCCTTGCGAAGCCGGAGATCAGGACAAGGGTCGGGGCGGACATGGTGGTCATGCGCTGGCTTGTGCCTTGCGCTGGGCTTTTGCGATTCGTGACGCGATGCGGGTCTGTCGCCCGGAGAGGCCGAGACGACGACGCACGCGGCGGAGGTTAAGGTCAGGCGCCTTGAGCAGCGCCTCGACCAGGGCCTCGCGGATCTTGGCGAGGTTGTTCATCAGTAGGGAACGTCTTCGGGGTTCGGGAGGTCGTTGACGACAGGCTTCTGACTGCCCTTGGGGTAGGTCAGCTTGTACTTGTATTGAGGCTTGCCGTTGTACTCGCCGGAGGGCTCGGCCTCGACGCCGAGGAGGCACGTTTTGCCACAGGCCGGGGTGATGTACTCCATGAACTCGGCGGGGGTGGCATCTAGGCGCAGCTCCTGAGTGAACGTCCCGCTAAACTTACCGACGAGCATGGCGAGAGGCTTGCCCCACTTCGAGGAGAAGGACTTGCTCAGGCAGTTGCCCTGGTCGTCGAGAAAGAAGAGGCGGCAGGAGACGGTGCCGTCTTCCCACGCCCTAATCTTGTCGAAGGCGGGCTTGATAAGTTTGAGTTTATAGGTGCCCGCAGTCTCGATAGACTTCAGGGGCGGGCGGTCTTGGTTCGGTGTGGTCATGAGTTAGGCGAAGTTGATGGGGGCGGCGGTGGTCGTGGACTTGACGTCGATGACTTGGATTTCCTCCGGGTAGGCAGGCCAGACGCCGGACTCGGTGCAGGCCTTGTAAAGGGTCACGGCTTTCTCGAAGTCGGCGACGGCCCAGGACATGAGGTCGGGGCCGATCTCGCAGACGGCAGTGGCGAATGGCGGCTCCTTCTCGACGAAGAGGAAACGGAAGCCGAGGGGGCGGCGCCCGGTGGCGAGCTCGTAGACGAGTCGGTACCAGTAGGCCTGAAGGTTGTAGCGGTAGTTGCGGATGCTCTTGAGCATGCCCGCAGCTGACGCGTCGTCGGTGGTCTTGATGTCCCAGAGGTAGTCGCCGGCCACGCCGTCGATAGCGGCCTTCAGAGGCACGCCGTTATAGTCGACCTGGTACATTACCTCGGTCGCGTCGAAGACGACACCCTGGGCCTTTAGCGCAAGGCGGGCGTGGGAGGCGACGAGATGGCCGACGGCGGACTCTTCCGCGTCGAGGATGGTCTTGCCGGCGTTAGCCGTGGCGAAAGCAGCCCAGTCCTCTTTTCCCTGCTTAGTCCGTTTATCACAGTCCGGGGCGGTGGCGTAGAGGTCGTCGAGGGTGTGCGGCTCGAGGATCGCGGAGTGAACGAAGGTGCCGAATCGGAGGGCCTTCGTCTCTTCCTGAGGCATTCGGATGTAGGCCTGGTAATGGGCCGGGGAATTGCCGACGAGGACTTTCGCGGCGGACTGGTTAAGCGCCGGGAAGGCGCGGTATTCTTTGCGGTCGTGGATTTGGGGCATATGTGTGCGGGTTTGGTGGAAAGGGTCAGAGGGCGGCGTCGTCGTCGTTCGGGCCGTGCTCTTCGACGTGCGCCGAAAGGAGGTTGCACAGGTCGATGGCGCTGTCGGCGGCGAGGGCGATGCGGTCGAGCTGATTGCGGAGGACGCGCTCGTGGGCGATGACGGCCTTGATGCGGTCATAGACGGGTTTGACGTGATAGGCCTCCTCGATGTTGTCGGCGTCCAGGCGCTCGAGTTCGGCTGCGGCCTCGTTGATGGAGATCTGGAGTTGCATCAGGTCTTCGTTGGCGATGCGAAGAGCGTCTTCATGTGTCGGACGGAGGGCGGCGACTTCGCCGGCTAACTGGTTGAGGATGTTCCTCAGGTATTCGCGGTTGGTCATCTGGTAAAGGTAAGTTCTTTAAGCTCCCCGGTCGGAGCGAGCGTAAAGAATCGGACGTTAGATCGGGACAGGGACGGGTAGGTCTTCCTCTTCCATGCGTTCAGGTCGGTCAGGAAATCGGCGTGTTTGCGGGCGGTCATCTCGACGTACGGGAAACCGTCCAGGAAGAGGAGCAGGGCGTACTGCTTCGGGACGGTCGTCGCGATCTTCTCGATGCCCTTGGGGATGTCAGCCATGGTTACGGGCCTCCTGCCATTCCTCGATGGCGTCGATGAGTTCGTCGGCGTGGATGCGCTGCGCGTGGCGGACGCAGTACCAGAGTTGGTCGCCGGCCTCGCGCATGCCTTCAAGGCGTTCCTCGAGCTGACGAATGCGGGCGTTGGCGGCCATCAGTTCATTCTGGGCGTGGGCGT